ATTGTAAAAGTATAAGTCATTACACCCTTATCTACTGTTGCAGTTCCTGGCTCTGCATATAGTATCACATAGTCTGTAGCACCAAGTTTATTAATGTCCACCTCATCCATAAAGCCACTATGAAAGCTATTGATCATATAGTGCTTATCAGCAATTGTTTCTAAAAATCCTACCGCGTTTCTAAAAGTTATCATAGTTGCTTCTTTGTTTATTATTATAATCTTGAGAATAAGCTAAATATGTTAGCACCTCTAAGATTGGTAATCTTGTTATTTTATTTATATGGAGTATATTGTTATTAGAAAGCATATAGAGGGTGTTGTACCAACCCCATTTAGATTGCATACTTACCCCTTTTGTGCTTTCACTTCCTGAGCTTGTAAATAACTGAGCGAAATCCTTGCCAAGTTTTCCCCTAAAGTCAAAAAAAAACCTAGCGAACCTAATGCTATATCCATTGGACAATCTTTAAATAATTCCTCTTTAAATTCATCAGGGTTATATTCTTCTATGCTGTATCTTTCTCCCCTAGAAAAATTTATCTTTCTATAAAGTATTGACATAATAGTATGCAAGTTTTCTATTGGCTCTTTACAATAGCTTTCTAAATCAATATATTCTCCTGTACTAATGTTACTAAGATTAGGACAGAATCCATATTCTTCATCTTTAAATTTAAATACCTTTCTAAATTGTTCTTTGTCTGGCTCAGTATCAATCATCTTTTTAATTATCCCCATTATGTCTAATAAGTCTTTGTAAGCCATTTTCTTTACTACAAATGGACTAGTGCCACATAATAGAGCTAAACTCTTTACAATCTTGTTTTTCTCACTTCCTTTGCCTTCTTGTATTTTTACATACTTTTGATAAGTGTCTATTGTTATATCAGACCAATTATCAGGTATTGTTAATTTAACTTCCTTCATTACTAATAAATATAAAAATTCATAATTTGTTTTTTCTACAATATATAGTATTTCCCACTATGGTTAACACTAAGTTTATTTAAACACAAATAACGTGTTGCATCAATTAAATGGTCATTGACTTTTACAGGTGTATTAAGCACATCACCATTTTTATCAGTAGCCCATTTATAACCTCTAAATTCTTTAATAGCATTTAAACTATCTTTAGTAATATGCAACTTATACCTTCTCATTATATCTATGCCTAAATGTATTCCTGCTCCCTTCTTAGCAGGTTTTATATTGAATCCCTGTCTGTATATTTCTTCAATAGATTTAGGTTCTGCTGAATCGCCTATTATTTCTGACTGTCTATCTATTCTAAATTCCTTTAGCTTATTAGCAAGGTCAGTATTTGTCAATCTCTTTTCATATAACATTTCTTTAATGTATAAATTATCATCAGATTGATATACTGCTACTAATGCTGTTGGTGAATTTGTAAAACCAAAGTCTAATCCATAGCCAACCAATCTGCCTTGCACTTCATCTACTAATTGAAAGTTCCTGAATATCATTGTTTGTATAGAACCTATTTCACCCATTCCATAAACACGCCAATAGTCAGGGTCTATGTCTTTAAGTCTTTCAATCTCTGCAATAGTATCTTTATCTAAGAATGGATTTGCTTTATATGTTGACTTAATAAATGTGCAATCATCTCTAGTCATAACTTTATCATATATCCAAGAATAAGGATCAGACGGGTTGTAGTCTAAATAGACTTTGCCTGTTGTTCTAAGTATAAGTTGCTGATAATCTTCATAAGTAAATTCATTAGCTTCGTTTAGCCATAAATAATCACGCTTACGACCACGAATCTTCTGTGGTTGGTCAACACTAATAAATTCAATTAGATTGCCGTTAAGACTGTAAGATAATTCTGACTTGTTGTGATTTTCTTCTAAGTATAATCCTAGTTCTTTTAGCAATTCCAACACATCACGATAAGCAGTTCCTTTAAGTGCAGGCAATGTTTTCCTACATATAGTAAATACTTTGCCTGTTTCTTTTAATGCTTTAACTATAAATAATTGACAAAGCGAATAAGTCTTTGAAGAACGTGTCCCCCCCTGAAGACAAGTTATTCGTGTGCTAGACCTATAAGCCTTGTGAAATACATTTGTGGTATCAATCGTTACCTGTGTCAATTACTTTTATATTTATATCGGTTATAGACTTCCCATCAGTAGTTATATCCAATTCAGACTTTTCAGTATATCCTCTGCTCTTACCTTTAGTTTTTAAAAAGAATATAGTAGCTGCTGTTGAGTTATCTTGAATCTGTTGGTGTAATTGGCTCTCTGCAAAGTCTAATGCAACATTCTCAATCTCTTGAACTTGCTGTTTAAATTCTTCATCATCTTTAAGCCATTTATAATATGTGCTTCTAGGAATATCAGCTTTTTTACAAGCTATTGTTACTACTCCTAAGCTTTTTTCTAACGCCTTTAATAGCGTTTCTTTTTTAATGTGTCTACTTTTGTTCATTATTTTATTTTAACATTATAACCCTTTTTCTTTAAATCATCGTGCAATTTTTGTGCCTTAACTAAATCATCTTCTTTAATAGTTATAGTAGCAGTATCTTCTTGTTCTTCTTCTATTTTATCTATATTAAAACCAAACTCTAAATCTTTAAAACCCCATTCTTTTAATTCTTCTATATCAAATTCATTTGCTAGTATATCCATATCCCATTCACCACCTGACTTGTTTAGCCTAATGTTTAATTCTCTTTCTTGTTCTTTGTTTAAATCCAATACTACACAATCCACATCTTTATATTTTAACTCTTTACAAATCTTTAATCGTTGGTGACCACCAATAACTATGTTTCCATTTTTATTTATTATTATAGGGTCTACCAAACCAAAGCTAACAATCGACTCTTTTAAATCATTATACTGTTTCTTAGTAATCTGTCTAGGATTATATGTTGCAGGTTTTAATTTACTTATTTCTATTTTTTCTATTTTCATATTGTTTCTTATATTCTATTTGGTGATAAATTTGCTGACATACTAATTCCAGGTGTTTTATTCTACAAAACATATTAAAGCTAGAATCTGTTTCGGCTGAATTATGGCAATCCCTACACAGTCCCATTAAGTTCTCTATGTAATCTTTTGTTTTAGAACCGCCCATTGCTCTAGCATCTAAATGGTGAATGTCTACTGCCCTATCTTGCTGACACATTTCGCACATAACAAAATCTGTTTCAGCATAATCAAAAAAGGTCATATATATTTTAGTGTGTTTTTTCAACTTTCTTTGGCATTTTATGTAAATCATCAGTAGGGAGGGATAATATAAAATCCCCCCCACAAAAAAAACATCTGCCTTTTTGTATCAAACTAACCATTGTACAACTAATACAGAATCTAAATATCTGTTTATTCTTCTTTTTTGCAACTGTTCTCATATACTGTTTTTAATTTTTGTAATGTTCCCTTAACACAACTACCGCAACTGCTAGTCTTTTTGTTAGCATTAAATAATTTATTATAAATCTTAACTAAGATAGCTTGATCATTTCCTGTTATTGTTCCTTTAGTTCTTGACATTACTTCTTCATAAATAGCAATCTCATCTTCTGTCATTTGTCTACTATATGGATATAGTTTGTTCAGGGCTTCTTTACGTTCTTCACAACCACAGTCAATTCCTGTAATTTCACTAACCTTATCTACAACGGCTTTAATGCCTGTAGCTTCTGTTATTTTAGAAATTGTATCACCTAAACCTTTACTCTTTTTTGTCATCTTTTAATTTATTTAATAATTTATCTTTTACCTTGTCATCTTCTATTAAATCAAGTAATTTATGTATCGTGTAAGAAGATGCTTCATTTATACTTAATCTAAAACCTTCTTCAGTTCCTAATACATAAGTTTTGCCTTTCTCATCACTAAAAGAAACCATATCATATTTCTTTATTAGCTCTGTATTAGCTTTTTTTATTGCCCTAATAATTCTGCTTTTTTTCATATTATCGCTAATAAAAATAATGAAATCATTATTATTGTTACTGTTGCTACTATAAAATTAGCTATTATATCTTCTCTATCTTTCATTTTTTAAATAGTTTTTCACGTTATTAATTGCCTTGTAAATAGTTGCTCTTGATATTCTTGTTGCTTTAGATAAAGAATTTAAACTATGTGAATCACGATAATATATTCTAAATAATTCTGCATCAAACCAATATAAGTCTTTTAGTTTTTCCTCTATCCATTCTAACTTTTGTTCTACTAATTCTTTATCTTCTGTATTCTTTTCTGTGTTGTCTGGCGATATTGCTTCGATAATTCCTGTAACGTGGTATTCATAGTATTTATTATAAGTGTAATAAAATCTGCTTGTTTTAGAATGGTATTGATTAAGCATTACTCTAGCTATGTAGAATGTTAATTGTTTTTTTTCTATAATCTCATTAATCCTGTCTTGGTCGCATTTATATAGTTCTTCAATAACAAAACTAAATAAATCATCTTTACCTTTTTTACCTGCGATATTATAAGCCATATCTTTTAGCTTGTTATAATTATCAATCAGGTATTGGTTCAACATATTTTGATTACTGAGGGTATATTTTTCAGCTTCATTAAATTATATTCTACACTACTAATTTTAGATATATCTATTTCTATTATATTGCTAAAACGATTGTGCAATTTCTTATAAATATAATTTTCTATATTATCGTTTTTTGTCAAATCTCGTAAAATAAAAGATAGTTCAGCACCGCTATCAAACAAAATTGTAAACAACCTATTGTTAGTATCTGTGTAATCCCAGAATAATCTTTCGTTCCTACTATTAAAAAATGTTCTCTTAGCTTTCAAAATAATTTTTCTTGTTTGTATTTGTTTTTATTAATTTCTAAAACTGATTCTAATATAGTTTTACCAGCTTCGTAATCTACTAGGTTTCTTGCTATCTTATTAGCGATTTGTTTACCCTTATATTTTCTAAAATCGTAATCGTGGAAATTAGACAATGCAGTTATTAAATTTTTTGTTCTTGCTAAGTCTGGGTTTTTTCTCGTGCTTAAAGTATTAGGTAATTTGAAATTCACCCAATATAAATGTCTATTTCTTTTTTCTGCAGGAATTAAAGTATTATAAAAAGGTATTACATTCTCTATGCAATACTTCCCTTTATAATAATGTTTTAAAAAAATAATTTCTTGATATAAAGCCATATCAGGGTATTTCATTTTTCTTTTATTTTTCATAGATACATTAAACCTACTATGCGTTGGACAAGGTGGTGATGACCAAATAAAATCATATTCTTTATAATGATCTAACAAGTATTGGTGTGCATCTGCAATAATTACTTTATCATTAGGAAATCTTTCTTGATATAACCTAGCAAGTTCTTCATCCCATTCAACTGCAGTAACTTCTATATCTTTTTTAACTTCGTTCCACTTGTATCTGTTTCCACCAAGACAAGCGTATAAATTTAGTATTTTCATATTATTTTTCCTTTTAAATAACTATCTATAACTTCTAGTGCTTCATCTATTCCTGTGCAAATATGTGCCTTATATCCTCGTTCATTTAACTGACCACACCACCAATTTTGCTCATTAGTTGCTTTATTATATCCCACCTTTAATTCTATAGCAAGTCCACAATATATTTTTTTTCCTATTTTAGATATTTCATAAATAAACAAGTCTGGAAAACCTCGCTTATATCCTGTCGCTTTTGCCTTGTTCCTTTGACTGTGAAATTTCTGATACTGTCCGCCCATTGATCCACAGTATAAAACATTCTTTAAATCTAAGTATTTACATACTGCTTTTTGTAATTGATATTCTTTCATATACAACTTTCTAAAATTTCTTTACATAATTCATAAGGCACTATTGATCTTAAATAGTTTCCTTTTAATCCTTGTGTTCCTGTTTGTGAACCTCGTGGAGCTGATTGGTGGTGACAATTCTTGTTTCCATTAAAACACATTTCTCTTGGTTTCCAACCTTTTGGATTAAACCAATCTGCTAAATGATTATTCCATATGTCGGTGGGTTTCATTCTATCTTCTTTATATTTACAATAGCACACTGTTGCTCTAGGTATTTCTTTTACAACATCTAATTTTCTTAATTTACCTCTTGGGTTTTCTATAAAAAAATACTTAGGCTGACACATATCAATTATATCTAATGTTTTTTGCACAATCTTAACACCTAATTTTGCTTGTTCAGTTTTTGGTGTATGGTCTTTATTCCAATGGTGACCAATACTAGCAACACTAAAATAGGTACAAGGTGGAGATGCCCAAATAATATCAGGTCTAAATGGTATTTTGTTTATATCAAAATCTAATATATCAACTACATAATCAATTTTATTAAATTCTTTATAATCTGTTGTAAATGTTTCCATTCCCATTTCTTGAGCTACCTTACTGAATGACCTTGATCCTGCAAATAATTCTAATACTTTCATTTCTTAACCCATTTAGCTTGACCATTGTAATTATTTATATCCTTAACATAACCTATAGATTCTAGGTGTTTATGATACTCTTTTGTCTTATTAACATCTTGTTCTATTCTTTTTGCATAATGAATATCATAATAATCAGGAAAAGAAATATCATTATAATAATTGCTTTTCTTTACTTTACTCTTATCTACTTTACTATACTCTACTTTACTAGCATTGCCGTTGCTATGCGGTTGCATTGCCTTTGCATTATTCCATCTCTTTTTTGCATTCTCTTTAGCTATATTACTTTTATTATTTATCTCATCAATTTGATTATTTAATCTTCTGGAATAAAAACAACCATCTTCTATAACAAATAAATCAAAATCTTCTATTACTTGCTTTAAGATTTTAGAATCACATTGTAAGCCATAAGCCAATATATCATATTGACTCATACATATTTTATTTTCTTCTGTGAATAATAATTCTAGTAATGCCCAGAACACCCCATATCCTTCATATCCGAGTGTTGCCCTTAGCTTTATAATTCGGTAATCGTTTCTTGCTGTTGAGTCGTGGTTAAAGTAAGTTTTTTTCATAGTATAGTAGTTAAGATAATGCCTGTGTCAATATAGAAAAAGAATAAAACAAGTAAAACACAGGCACTA